CTTGGGAAGGGATGGCGCAGAGTCGCGACAGAAATCATAGAATTGGCCAAACAGAAAAATGCACATATATATATCTTATTGGAAAAGATACGATAGAAGAGGATATATTTAAGATAGTTAAAGAAAAAGGCAAAATTAATGAATTGATAGAGAATCTTTTAAAATGAAAATAGAATTCACCTGCACTATCTGTGGCAAAAGATTTCTTAGAGAATTTTGGAAAGGATATTTTTATGAACGAAGAAACAAAGCTGAAGATAAAAGTCTTGAAATACCTAAAGTCTATACCTAACTCTTTCACAATGAAATTGTCGGATTCTTTCTGCGCCGGCTATCCCGACATATTATTTATACTTCAAGGACGCGCGTATTTCTACGAGTTAAAATCTGCCAAAGGGGTCAAGGCTCCACTACAAATATGGACAATTGAACAGTTGAAATCCGCCGGCGCCCAGGCGCATTTCGTTACATCGCTTGAGGAAGTGAAGAAAGTGCTGCTCTGCGCTACTCTCCCAGGAGTAAACACCCATAGCGCATCAGGGCCAAATTTTGAAGAAAGGAGGTAAAAAAAATGGAGAAAGCTCTCACGGAGTATGACTTGGTAGTGCAATTCCGCGACGCAAAAGAACGGCTTAACCGATTAAAGGAGGCCGCCACCGAAGCGCAAAAGGAATTTGACGAGACCGAGCAGAAACTTATTGAGCGACTGCAGGACGAAAATAAAGAATCCACAGCCCGATACGAAAAAATCGGGTATGTTGGCATTACTAAATCTTCCGTCTATGCGTCATTTTCGCCGGAGAACAAGGACGCCTTGTTTAAGTTCTTGCGAAGCCGCGACCGTCAGGATTTGATACAGAAGACGGTGAATAGCCGCTCATTAAGCACCTTCATCAAGGAATTGCTTGAGAAGAGGCGCAAGATACCGCCTTGCGTGGATTACTATCTTAAGCAATCGGCAAGATTCTATCCGGATAAACAGGAAATTAAATAAGGAGGAGTAAAGTGAAAAACAAATTAAAGCAGGGGAAATTACCGGAGAAATTACCGGCGGCTATTGAAAAGCAATTACCGGCGGCTATTAAGAAGCAAGGGCGAGGATTTGAAGGCGGCGTAGACAGGGAAGATTTAATCCTGCCCAGAGCTGTATTGTTGCAGGCCCTAAGCCCGCAAATCGGAGAAGTAGACGGGCTAAAGGCCGGAATGGTGATAAACAATATCACTAACGAAGTCCTGCCGGAAAAGTTTATCCCGATTTTCCGCTATGTGGAGTTCCTGAAATTCAACCCCCGCGACAGCAAATCCCCGGAATACGACCCCGCCTTTGAACCAGGCGCGTTAATCTGGCGGACTAATGACCCCGCCGACCCGCGCACTGTCGAGTGCCGGTTTAGCGAAGACGGTTCAAAGCCGAGGGCAATCAAGACAATGAATTTCCTCTGTTATTTCCCCTATGTGCCAATGCCCATAGTGCTGGGATTTTCTAAGACCAGCTACAAGGCGGGGAAAAAGCTTATCTCCCTGGCGCAGTTTAGCGGAGACGATATGTTCTCCAAAACCTACGCGCTGAAAGTCAAACAGGCTGACAAGGATGGGATAAAATATTATATCCTTGATGTCGCGCCGATTGGCAAAGCGAACAAGGAGGATTTCGCCATTGCCGAGGCGTGGTATGAGCAATTCCGCGGCAAAGAGATAAAGACACACGAGGAGGGGCCGCAAGGCGAGGAATCGGGCCAGCCACAGGAAGAAGCCAGGCCATATTAAATAATAACAGTCAAAGCGCTCTTTAGAGAACCGCTATCCCGCCGAAAGGAATCATAAATGCAATCCATATATGAATCTATTTGTGCCCAGGGCAGACTTACCGAAGCCCACCGCAAAGAATTAAAAGAAAAGAGAGGATTCACCGATGAGACGATAGCCAAATTCCGGTTTTTCAGTGGCGGAGAATATCTGCTCAAAACGGAAGCGGAATTACAATCCGCGTTTACCAAAGAAGACTTGCTAAAAAGTGGAATATGCAATGATACACACGGCAATTTAACTTTATCCGACCAGCTAATCGGAAACAACATTATAATCCCTTATTTGGATAAAGAAGGGAAAGCAATCCTCCTACGCGCCCATAAATACGGGTTCAGCGGAGTGCCGATACAGGTTTACCAGGAATTCAACCTGACCGGCCATAATATTATCCTTACCGAAGGAGAGTTTAAGGCCGCCGCCGCCTGCCAATTAGGCCTGCCTGCCATCGCCGTTCCCGGAATATCATCTTTCGTTAAGGATTATTTTCCCGAATTAGTGAAATTGCTCTTTAAACACAATGTCCGGGATGTCTGCGTTATCTTTGATAATGAGATAAAAGACAATCCCAACCTGAAAAACTATAAGCAAAAACCTGCGGATCGTTACGATACTCAATATTACTCCTATCTTATGGCTAAAAAGCTGGAAGATGAGAATTTTAGAACGAGAATCGCGGTATTACCCGCGGGGTGGATGACAGACGGAAAAATTGATATTGACGGGGCGCTGGCCCAAGGCAGAACAAGAGATGATTTCCAGCATATTATTTCTCTGTCCAGGACACATAAAGAATTCCTGAATGGCCTTGAAACGGAAGGCCGCAACATTGTGCTGAAGAAGCGGGAGGCCTCCTATTTCCGTTCGCATATCAAGGTGAATTTCGGCCAGTATGAAGCCATTCGCAAAAAGGGAAAAATTGAAATTTCCGAGATTATTTCAAACTTTACCTTAAAAATCGCCGCCACGCACGAAACTCCGGACGGAATGATGAGAGCTGTCCTCTTACGCAATAAATTCGGTGAAACCAGCCGCATATCTATGCTGACACCAGAAGATATGTCCACGATGACCTTTAAGACCTTCTGCTTCGCCCAGGGCAACTATCTTTGGGAAGGAACACAGGAAGACCTAAACGCTATCTGGCGGCACGAGTTTTTGCACGATGACGGTAAGCATATTGTAGAGCCGGGAAGCGTGGGGTGGATTGAAGATATGTGGCTATTTGGGAATGTAGCAATTAAAGACGGTAAAGAAATGCGCCCGGATGAAAGCGGAATATTCTGGACAGAGAAAAAGGGCTATAAACCCATACCACTAAGCGAAGACGCCTCCGTTCCGTATTTCAGTCGGCAGGCGCCGGAGTTACCAGATATATTGCAGAAGCTAAGCGACACCATCGGCCAAGAAGAGGCCAAGCTATCATTAGGCTGGGTTTTTGCCGTGGCCTACCTGGAAGATGTTTTCAAAGTATATAACTGCTTCCCCTTTCTATTTCTCACCGGCAAGAAGGGAAGCGGCAAAAGCCACATTGCCGATTGGCTTATGTCATTTTGGGGGATGGAGCGGTCAGGAAAACAGGCCGCGGATTCTACAAGTGTAGGATTACAGCGTTGCCTTGAATATTATTCCTCTATGCCGGTATTTATTGATGAATACAAGAACACCCAGAAAATCACTCAAAAGAACGGTTTCTTTCGGAATTGCTACAACCGCCAAAGCGCCAGCAAGGGGATAAAAAGCAATTTTGGGGTTCGTTCAGCCAAAATCAAGGGCACACTGCTATTCGCGGGAGAAGAAACGCCGGAAGACCCGGCATTGCTAAGCCGGTGTATACCGATACTCATTACCCTAAAACGTCGGCAGAATAACCATTATGATTGGTTTCAGGGTAAGGTCAACGAATTTTCAGCCCATATCATAGAAACATTGCGGGTCCAGACCGCTAAAGTCGAATTATTCCGGAAGCAACTATTTGAGGCCAGAGACTATTTCCGGTCAATCGGTATGGATGATAGAATGGCGATGAACTATTCTGTTCCGGTAGCGGGTTATTGCGTAGCATTTGGAGATAAAGACCTGGATTTTGCCCGTTGGCTGGTGAAAGAGCTCACCCGCGTCAAATTAGAGCAGGACGGAGAAGGGATAATTGACATTTTCTTTGCTGACTTACAGGCTTTGCGGCTTAGTGGCAAAGTGAGCGATAAGTTTTGGGATACCAGAGATGGAAAGATTTACCTCTATTTTCACGGGCTATATAACATCTGGGCGGATGATTACCGCAAGCGCAAAGGCGAGCCGCCATTCAAGGCTTCCAGTATCCGGGATTATCTGAAAGATGAGCCGGGATATATTGAGGCGGGGGTTGTTCACCGAATTGGAAGCCTGTTGACCAAGTGCGTTATATTCCACTATGACCAGGCCAGAGAAGAGCTAAAAAACCTGGTTGAAATGGTGTTACTGGGCGAAAGGTAACAAAGTAACATAAAGGTAACATAAAGGTAACATAGATAAATGCTTCATTTTAATATAGTTATGACAAATGTTACCTTGTTACCTTTCATTTAGGGGATTTTCACTCCAAGAAAGAGCTTATTTTACAATAGAGTGTTTTTGCACTGATGTATGATTTTCAACGGTAACAACGGTAACATGGTAACATTTGTGCTGTAAACCATTGCAAACAAACAAAAAGATGAGCGATTTTGAACGGTAACATTTTGAGGTGAACGGTAACATTTTGAGGTGAACGGTAACATTTTGAGAAAAGAGGAGGTAAATTGATGTTTCAGAAACTAAAAAACCAAGAAACTGAACAGAAACCAGATATTCAGGCCTTTTTGGCCCTATACGCCAAATTCCGGGCCGGGGCCGCCTGGTTGGCTAAGCGGAGAGAAGCTGGGCAGGATAACGCTCCCCATTTAAAGGCCTTCAGGGCGCTCGAAGCGCAGGTTGACCAGAAGTGGGAGATTATGCCGGAGGAGCAAAAAAACGCTATCCTAAGCGCTCTGGTAGAGCGTGGCGCGATTCCGCGGGAGGTTAGCCAGGTAAAGGAAATGTTTGGGGGGAAATTGGTGAAAATTACATAAGGGGAGGTGAGCTATGAAAGAATACACTGATTTAGAACAAAGTCAAGCACTCTTAAATTTAGGAGTTTTAGGGTGTGAAAAGTTTTCCTATTCTCTTGATCAGCTCTTGGAGGCGCTACTAATTTCTACCAACAAAAACGAAAAGCGCTCCCTATGGATAGATAGGGGAATATGGGGGTATAAAGTAGCATATGCTTCTTTTGGCACTGAGAAGAAAGGCGGTAACCCTGATTATTATTTTATCCGAAGAGAGCTCATTGACGCTCTCTGTGTGATGATATTTTTTTTGTGTAAAAACGGGTGGAAGGTGAAAAGGGGAAAGCTTATGAAGAAATAGTGGGTTTCTGTCGTATACTTTTGGAGGTGATTATGCGTTGGTATATATTTTTACCTGTATTATTAGTTAGTCTGGGATTGTGGGTTTTGCTCGGAAGATTTTTCGCCGGGGTGATTGTCTGGCTGGTTGAGGGCGGCTGGTATCTCTGGATTGACCGTTATGAAGCCTGGTGGGAGGGGGTGCGTATGCCGGTTTTGCTATCTGTGGGGGTGTTGATATTGGCTTATCTGATATTAAGCGGGTTAGACTGGAGGCGCAGAGATGGATGACAGGGATGGGAGTTTTAACCGGTTTTTGAAGCGGTTAGGGATTATGGTATTGATTGGGGTTGCTTGTTTTTGGGCGGGGAGGTTGACCGGCAGGCCGGAGATTGTCCGGGTGGTAGATAAAGTTTATGCTCCACCGGTTGACCTGAGGATTTTTTGTCAGACTCTTTACCCTCAAAAAGAATGCCCTCGCCAATAGTGAACGGGGGCGCCTGCTACTCTTTCGGCTGTAAAAACTCCGCGGTATCTCCGCGATATCCGCAGATAGTGCACCGGCTTTTCCCTGACGCGCCGGTTTGGATGCGATACCCCTTCCCACATTGTGGGCACTTTACAGTCACTTGCTTTTTTTCTGGCATTGGTTGACCTCCTTTCCGGCCTCTTCGGCCTCCTTTTTCTGCCGCCTGGCGTGCTTTTCCGCCTGGCGGTAATGCTCTTCGAGCGCCCAGGCATAGACGGCCTGGGCGTGGGCTTTGATACGGGTGAGTTTATCGGGTTTCATTATTTTCCTCTGCGTCTATGACGAGTATTTTGTCTTCACCCTGTTTCCGCCCCCAGGCGAGCAGGTGGAAGTGCGCGCGTGGAAATTCCCTTGAAATTAAATCCCTGCCCGTGTTGCCGACGTATCTCCAGGTGCCTCGCCTAATATGTAGTTTCGCTTCCGGTATTCCTGCCTCCAGCAACTCATTCACTTTTATTATTCCGTTACAGGGCCTCTTACCTGTAACCCCCAATACGCGGTAAATCATCTCGTAGGTTATCTTTTCCATCTCTCTCCTCCTCGTGTCCGTCTGCGGCCGGACTCGCCGTATCTCTCTCTATCTCTCTCTCTCTCTATATATAGAGTATACCACACACACAGACTTTGTCAAGTCTTTTTTCTTTTTTTTTATTCTCCGTCGGAGAAACCCTTTTTTGGGGTGGGAAAAAAAATGGGCGGGCTGGACAGTGTATATATATAATATAATAATAATAAAATTATATATATACACTTCCTATATAATTGGTGGCCACGGAGGGTTTTCCTGCCTCCCTGGTGTGTATATAGGTAGGTTACGCCATAGCTATATGCTTCCCTGGAGATTTTAGGGGCCTTAAAAACGATTCTGGGGCAAAAAAAGTTAGGTTTTAATATTACGTATTATATATAATTATTAATTATAATTACTAATTATAAAGTATGAGACAAGACATTATTAAAAAAGACTTGACAGATAGCGAAAAGTGTGGTATACCTTTGAATAAAACATACAACGCAACGATAAAAAATGCCCTGCAAAATTAATCCAATTAGAAAAGCACTCCTGAAAAAAAATCTCTTAGAATATCCAGAAAAATCCATTGCGGAAAATCTGATCAGTGCGGGTTATGCGCCAAAATCAGCGATAGGTAAATCGGGTGCGATGACTGTTGTAAAGGTTTGCCAAAAAGAAATTGTGGCGGATATTAAAAAACAAATCACCGTTGAGTCAGTTTTAAAATCTATTCAAAATATCAAATCCCTGGCAATCGCCGACAAGGACTTTTCTACAGCGACGAGGTGTGACGAGTTGTGTGGACGCTGGCTGGCGATGTGGCGGGACAGACTGGAGATAGTGCCCGTCGAGGCAGTTGACGGACAGTTTTCCGTGAGCCGACTGGCCCGGATGCGGGCAATTCCAGTTGACATAACACCCAAACCTGATGACCGATAATGCCAGTAATCACTATAACTATATGCGGTATAATAAGATACGGCAATATATCGTAGTTAACATAAGTATTATTATAAGCACAAGTGTCAGAAGTCCGGGCAATGAATAGAGCAGAGGGGGGGGAGGGGACACAGCTGATGGGCAGTAGGGATACTCGTTCCCCCATCTTAATTTTCGCTCATTTTGAGATTTCAATAAAGGTATAATATTATGACCAAAGAAAAGTTTGAAGAAATGCGAAGAAGAATAGATGAATTACGGGAAGAAGTAGAGAAATTATCCAAGGATAAACAATGTCCGAAGTCTTCACTGAAATAGCAGTAATTCCCACTGAACTATTAACTTCCGATCAGATACAGAAGGAAGAATTGCGGCTCATTGCTGAAGACCCATTCAGGCTGGTAGAGCACGGATTTTTGTCTATAAAGACAAAGAGCGCTGGGATTAACAGATTATATCCTAATGCCGTGCAGAAGCGGTTTATCGCTAAGATACGGGAATTATTTTACGCGAGTAAGCCGGTAAGGGTAGTAATCCTCAAGGCCCGGCAGACGGGGATGTCCACGATAATAGAGGCAATAATCTATGCTTTTGTATCGCGGATGAGAGGTATTAACGCTTGCGTTATTGCCGATGATTTAGACGGAGCTAATTACATCTTTGAAATGCAGAAGTTATTTCAGGAGCGGTTAGAGAAGCATTTAAAGCCGCAGTTAAAACATTCCAACGAAAAGAAAATGGCGTTTCAGGGATTAAACAGCCAGATACTTATAGACACCGCGGAGAATCCCAATCTTGGCCGGAAGTATACTTTTCAATTTGTTCATCTTTCGGAAGTGGGTCGTTTCCAGAAATCGCTTAATGAGCTGATGATTGGCTTGGGGCACGCTATCCCCAATGCTCCGGCAACAATGGTGTTTTTGGAATCAACGGCAATGGGCTATAACGAGTTTTATGACCTATGGAATAGCGCTATAAGCGGAAAGACTGACTGGGTCCCGCTATTTTTTGCCTGGCACGAAATGCCTGAATACTCCCTGGCCTTAGAGGGCGGGCAATTATATCCGATAGACAATATAAAATTTATCACACCTTCCGAAAAGGAAAATTTCTTTGCTGAAGAAAGGTTGATTAAAAGCAAATATAATCTTACTGACAAACAATTAAATTGGCGTAGGTGGGATATCGTGAATAACTGCGCGGGCGATATAAATAAATTCAGGCAAGAAAACCCAAGCTGTCCGGAAGAAGCCTTTGTGGCTACCGGAGATTTGTTTTTTAACCGCGAAGCGTTAAAATTACAGAAGGTGAAATTTCCTGTCGCTGTGGGCAATATTATCAAAGAAGAAGGCAGGTATATCTTTCGTGAAGACCCCGCGGGTCTGTTTAAGATTTATGAGTTTCCAAAAAAGAATGAACAGTATGTTATAGGCGGCGACCCCGCGGAAGGGTTGGAACACGGAGATAAGTCGGCCGGTATCGTAATCAATAAAAGGTCTAATAAGACGGTCTGCGCTTATAACCACAACATCCCGCCTGAAAGGTTTGAGGAAGACCTGATTAAGATGGGGTATTATTATAATGAGTCAATCATTGCTTGCGAGAGTAAGGGCTATGGCACTTCAGTCAATCAGGGATTATACAAAAGGTATGGCAAGGTTTATCGCAGAATAAAGACTAAAACAGGAATTAAAGAACAGACTATGGAGTTGGGCTGGAATACTAACAGCTCAACCCGTCCGCAGATGTTGGCGCAATTAGCCGAAGAAATCGCGGAAGGCTCAACTGAACTGGTGGATAATAGCCTGATCAGCCAGAGCTGGACATTTATCAACAATACCAAGCGGGGACAGCCTGAAGCTGAGAAAGGTAAATCGGACGATATGGTGATGGCCAGGGCAATCGCGGGGCAGGTCAGATTAGAACAGCCGTATAAAGAGCGGTTTACTCCCCCGGCACGAAGGAAGCATTACAGGGGATTGAGCGGGTATTAGGAGGAATAATGGGTGATAATGGCAATAAATTGTCGGGTGTGGAAAAGCCGGTCTTAAATACGGGTGGGAGTGGGGACTTAAAAACGCAGAAAGAAAAGATTGAAGAAAAAGAAGATAAATTGTTAACGACAGGCGACCAGATTAAACCGGAGCAAAAACTTCCGACTCAACCGCTGACAGATTTTAAGGTTGCCGAAATCTGGATAAGAAACGGCCGGTGTATGATAGACGCTCCTCCGGAATTCTGGCAGGATAAATGCCGCGCGTTAGGATTGTTAGAATATTGCAAGGATATTGTGAAAGAAGCAAAAATGCAATCGCCGAAGATAATGCCCGCGCAAGGCAGTATGCTGAATTTTGCCCGCAAGATTTTTAGGAGAAAATAATGGATAAAGATACTTATGTAGATCCTGATACCGGCAAAAAATATAAGTTAAGCGATTTTGATGAGCGTAGGAGCTGGACTAAAGTTAAAAAGAAGAAGGCTGTCAAAGATAATGCCGGCGGTAAAGTAAATATATTGGGAAGGGCCTGATATGCTGATACCAAAAGTAGACCGAGAAGACGAATTGCGGGATTATGTTATCCGTGAAGTTGAAGAATCGGCCGGTTATCAACAGCCAAGGATACTTGAAGTCAGAGAATATTCCAAGCGTTATGAGGCCAAGAGGTCTATCTCCGGATTGTTAGGCTGGGGTGAAGACCCAAAGAAGAACCCGAAAGACGAACCTTGGACCGGGTGCGCGGATGTCGGTATCCCCATTGACGCGTTTACCATTGAAGGATTATTGCCGAGATTCCTTAAGGTTTGTTATGGTTCAAAGCCGATTGTCTGGACAAGAGGCATCGGGCCAAGTGATGTTCCTAACGCCCCGACGGTGCAAGAAGCCCTGAATTATCAGCTTACCCGCTTGATTAAAATTTACCGCAGAATGAAATTGATATTTAAAACTGTAACTATGGAAGGCGATGGTTTCGCCAAATGCGTATGGGAAAAAAAGACCAGGCCATTCATAAATTTAACTTATTATCTACGCAATCCGATTACAGAAGAGTTTATCCGGGATGAAGGCGGTTCACCAGTTACGGTAAAGAGTGATTTCAAACCACAGCCTGACGCTTTTGGTAATATCCCGGAAGTGGTCAAGCAAGAAGTTCCGGAGGAAAAAGTTGTTTACGAGGGACCGATGGTTTATGGCCGGACAATCAAAGAAATTATTATTCCCAAAAATGCCATCAGCCCCGAAATTGAGGAATGGGACTGGATTTGCGATACCTATGAAGTGACATTTGACTGGTTGGCCCGCAGGGAAGGCGATATGCAGGATGGCAAATTCAAGAATGTGGGTGAGGTCAAAGAGAAAGTCATTGAAGGCGCGTCAAATCATAATACCGCGATGCGTAAGCCTATACTGATTTATGAATGGTATGGCAAGTATGATATAAACGAAGATGGCAAAGATGAGGAGTTGATTGTTTTTGTCTGCCCTAAACTGAAAATATTGCTGGGCTGGATGTTTAGTAATTTTCCCGCGCGTCCATTCTTTCACTACCAAATTATCCCTATGGAAGGACGGCCTTATGGTAAGGGTGTCCCTGAATTCCTGATAGGCCTGCGGGACCTGATAGACGCTACATTCAATCAGATGGTAGACAGGGGTTCAATCACCAACAATCCCCCAATCCTCGTTCCGCCAGACCACGAAGAAGAGCTTAATCCCTTCGGCCCGGGTGTGAAGTGGAAAACCGAAAACCCCGCCGGATACAGAGTCTTGGAACTTCCCAAATCCGAACAAATGGAATTTTCCAAATTAGAATTTATGCTTGGGATGGTCCAGAAGTTATTCGGAGTAATGGATTACGCCGTAGCGGATACAGGAGGATTGGCGGGAAACAGGACGGCAAGCGGGATTTGTTCGGTAATCGGCGAAGGTAACATTAAGTTTGACGATATGATACGGGCATTGCAGGATGTCAACGAGGATTTATATGATTTTATTGTTAATCTTAATTCGGACAACCTTGAGGATAATTTCCTTTATCAGCTTACCGAACAGCAAGGCAATCCTTTCAAGTCTATAAATAAATCCGCCTGGGGCGGAAACTATGATTTTGAGTCGGTAGGTAATTCCATAAATATTAACAGAGGGATAGAGCAGGCGAACGCGGAAACATCGTATAATACGATGGTTAATTCGTATGGGAAAAATCCCGCTGTCAGTGAGCAAACAATGATTGATGTTACTAAAAATTATTTTATGTCAAAAGATATTCGTAATGTCCGATTAAAGACGGAAGAGCAGATACAACAGGAAAAAGCGCAGGCACAACAGGTGCAGGCGGCTGTCTTGCAGGCGCAGGCGCAAGCGCAACAGGCAAAGGCGGGGGCAGGTGTTTAAAAATCTTTTTGAAAAAAGAAAAGCAAGACAGGAGGCAATAGCAGCTGCCAGGCAGAATTTTGCCTCCTGGCTGGATATTTCCAAAAGCGAAGGCTGGAAGTCGTATTGTGAAAGATTAGACCGAAAGATAGAAAATATCAAACATAAGATAGAATACGATTTGAGTTTGACCGGCGAAGACTTGAAACGGTTACAGCTTGCCCTTCAAGTTTATCTTGAAGTCAAACGGATACCGAAAGAATTACAGGATAATGCCACGGGAGGAAAATGATGGCTATGCACGGAAAACATAAGATGCGTGATATGGGAGAAATAAGGAATACCGATGGGCCGGTGGGAGCAAGCCCTGAAAGCAATAAAAAAGAAAAGCACTATCCATCCATTAGCATATCTTCCAAACAGCTTCCCGAATTAAAAGGCAAGAAGTATGGCGATGGCATAGAATTGCACATCGTAGGCGAGGTCGGCGGGATAAGGGAAGATTACAATGACAAAGAAGAAGTTGTATATGAAATAAAAATCAAAGAGGCGGCTTGTGGCGGCAATATCTTTAAGGACGAATACGATAAGATGTCCGAAGAGGAAAAAGACAAAGAAGACGAGAAGGAAGTAATGGAAGAATGAACGAAAAGATAAAAAAACTTTTCAGGTTCATCAAGGAATTGATGGATAGCAAAAAGTCAGTTCAGGTAAGATTAAATTTTCACGAAGGAGATTTATCAGAGAAGGTTGAAGTGAAGGAAAGTGTAAAATTAGAATGAAGAAATTTACGACTAAAGATATTGATAAATTAAAAAAAGTACTTAAAAAAGCAGGAGCAAAACCAATAAAGTTTCATAAGATTAGGGCAAAAAAGGGCCTTAATATCGTAATATAATTTAATTCGCACCACCAGTTTACTGATGGCGTAGTTGATAGGGCAGAACCTATTGACTACGCTTTTTTTATTTTACTGCAACTTACCTTGCATATTAAAAACTGCCATAACTTTGGTAAGGAAAATGGCAAAAAAAGGAGTAAAAATGCCAGAACCAATTGTAACCTCGCCTAATCCCGCAGATGCGGCAGGCGCAGCCAATTTGGACGCAGATGGAAACCCAATCGCACCTGCCCAACCGCAGACTGATTGGGAGAATGAAGCTAATCCGTATAGAAAACGCTATTCGGACAGCCAGAGCCAAGTGCAGCCGTTAGTAAGGATTTTGCAACAATTTGCCGAGTATGACCACAATGACAAGGCCTGGAAACCAAAAACCCAAGCCGCGCCAGCCCAAGCCAACAGCAATGAGGACTTTGAGAAGGTATTGGAGGGTTATGATCCGGAGTTTAAGAAGGCATTGGCAGGTTA